TGGTATGATGAATGATATGATAGATTTACAATGGCAGAACTCGAAGTAGCAGGCATTAAGTTTCGTGGCGGGAAGATTTTTCTTGTCTTAACTGCGTTAACAACCGCAGGTGGTGGGCTATGGGGTGGTTTTGAATTTTATAAAGATTACCTTACAATGAAAGAACAAATACAAGAATATGTTGCACCTGATTTATCAGGGTTTGACAAAGAAATTGCACTTACAAAAGAAGAGATGGACAGCAAGACTGACCTTATACAAACCGAAGTAAATATGATTATGCAAGAGATGGAAATGATTATGTCTGAAATAAGACTAGTGTCTGATGTTGCCAATGAACTTAAAAATGACCTTCGTCAAGACGTAAGACGTATTGAAAAAGTTGTGAATGATGTTGAACAAATGGTTAAAGAAGATTCGAGAGAAACCAGCTCGGAGTTAAGAGATACCACGAGGGACATGAAGGAAGACATGGAATTATTGTCGGATAAGTTGGAATCAGCCATGACTGCACTAGAAGAAAAGGTTGAGAAAAGAATAAAACTCGCATTAGAAAATCCTTTATCACAAATGTAAGATGGCTAAAACACCTTCCAACGAATACTTTACACCAGTCAAAAAAAGAACTAGTATAGGGCGTTCTTCACGCAGTAGGCCAAAGAATAAAAACAAAAGACGACAGTTTGTCAAATACAGGGGGCAAGGATGACCAAATTATGTCCAAGAGGTAAAGCGGCAGCAAAGCGTAAATTTAAGGTTTATCCTAGCGCTTATGCAAATGCCTATGCTTCAAAAATATGTGCAGGTAAAATTAAAGACCCAAGCGGTAAAAAAAGAAAAGATTTTAGAGGACCTAAACCAACTAGTAAAGCTATGGGCGGAGCCATAGACTTTAATAAATTATCGCAAGGTAGAAAAGCTGTGTCATTTGCAAACAAAGGTAAAATGATGACTAAAAAAATTGCAGCAGCTTGCGGTGCTGTAAAAGAAGATAGAAGAAAAAATACTAAATTTGTGTAATGGCTGAAAGTGGACTTAAAAAATGGTTCAGTCAAAACTGGGTTGACATAGGCTCCAAGAAAAAAGGTGGAGGTTTTAAAAAATGTGGTCGCTCAAAACAAAAAGCAGACGCTAAAAGAAAATATCCTAAGTGTGTACCAGCAGCAAAAGCTGCAAGGATGACTGAAAGTCAAAGAAGGTCAGCAGTAAAAAGAAAAAGATCTAAAGCTCAAGGTGTAGGTGGAAAACCAACTAACGTTAAAACTTTTGCAAAAGCAGCTGGTGGAGGCATGGCTCTAAGAGGTATGAGATTTATTGGTGTTAGATGACCAAGAAAAAAGATCCAAAAAAAGGCACTGGTAAAAAACCAAAAGGTAGTGGAAGAAGACTCTATACGGATGAGAATCCACGTGATACTGTGTCTATTAAGTTTGCTACTCCTGCTGATGCTAGGAGAACAGTGGCAAAAGTTAAGAAAGTTAAAAAACCATATGCTAGAAAAATTCAAATTCTTACAGTAGGAGAACAGAGAGCAAAAGTTATGGGCAAGTCTCAAGTCGTAAGCATATTTAAAAGGGGTAAAGATGCAATTAGAAAAAGAAATAAGAAACGACGTACGTAAGTGGTCTGAACACTTTTTAGAAATACCTAATAAACATTTAGGTGGTTTTCCAGCATGTCCTTTTGCAAAGAAAACATGGAGAGATGACAAAGTTCTAGTTCACGTGAAAAGAAAACATAAATGGTATAAAAGAGAATTAAATGGATATTTAAAACAATTAGACTTAGATGTGCATGAGATATTGATATTTTGTGATCCTTACTTTAACTATTCATTAGAGGAGTTTCAGGAAGTAATAGATGACTACAATGATTGGTATAATAAAAAGGATATATTTTTTATGGGTTTTCATCCCCTCAATCCAGCGAACGAAGAAGAACAAGAATTCCTCGTCACTCCAAATGGGGACGCCCCTACTGTAGAAAGCGACCTAGAGTATTCAATGATGCTAGCACAAAAGTTCTCGCAATTACAGGAAGCTTCTGATAAACTACATAAAGCTGGTTACTATAAGTTGTGGCCAAAGGGGTACTACCGAGACGTCGTAGCATCTCGTGCTAAAACGTATAAACGAATATTCGGAGACTAATATGATGAAGAAGAAAAATGTACTTAAAGCCAGAGGCGGAAAAATGGTCGAGATGGCAAAAGGTGGCAAAATGATGAAGGGCAAAAAAAAGAAAGCCATGAAAGGTAAAAAGAAAAAAGCTAAAAAAAGTAAGAAGAGAGGCTAATGCCAACTTACGCTTCAACAGCTAGCTTTGACCTGACAATTGATCAAATTTGTCAAGAAGCATTTGAACGTTGTGGTTTGCAAATTCGTTCTGGTAATGATTTGCAAACTGCAAAACGTTCATTAAACCTCATGCTCGCTGAGTGGGCAAATAGAGGTATAAATTTATGGACAGTAAAAAAACAAGAAAAAGCACTTGCTGCAGACACAACTAATTTAACAGGCGCAAGTTTATTTGGATCTGGAGCAAATGCACCAGAACAAATCGTAGATATTACAGACGTAATTATAAGAGATTCAAACAACAACGATTATTCTACCACCGCAATTGCTAGATCGCAGTATTGGAATTATACAGTTAAAACGACCAGCGGAAGACCAACTCAATACTATTTTGAACGTACGATAAACCCAACACTATATCTATATCCTGCAGCAGATCAAGCTTACACTCTAATATATTATGCTCTGGTTCGTATGGCTGATTCGGGCGACTACACGAATAATTCTGAGGTTCCTTTTCGATTTCTTCCATGTCTTGTTGCGGGTCTTGCATACTATATTTCTATGAAAAGAGCACCAGAAAGAATGCAAGCTTTAAAACTTTTATATGAAGATGAATTCAAAAGAGCAGCAGATGAAGATGGTTCAAGAACAAGTGTTTATCTTACACCTTCAACTTATTACCCTAGCGGCGGAGGATATTAATGCCAAGATACGCTTCAGGAAAATTTGCAAAAAGAATATCAGATAGATCAGGTTTAGCCTTTCCTTACAATGAAATGGTAAAAGAATGGAATGGCTCTACAGTGCACACTAGTGAGTTTGAACCAAAACATCCTCAACTTGATCCAAGATATCATCCTAATGACCCTCAATCTTTACAAAACGCTAAGCCTCAAATTATAAGTGCAACAGTTGATTTAGGAATTAATTTATTTGCAACAAATATTTTTGGTGTCGTTCAACAGACAATTTCACAATTTAATCCCATTCCAGCTCCAGGTGCTTTTGAAACAGTTACTGTTAATACTATGAAGCCTAATGAAGAAAATAAAGAAATTAAAATGAACAGTTTTGTGGGAAAGGTTACAGTTAATATATCATGACAACTTATTCTGAATTAGTTACGCAAATAAGAGATTACACTGAAACATCTTCAGATGTTTTAACAGATACAATTGTAAATGATTTTATAGAGCATGCAGAAAAACAAATTTTTAGATCAGTAGATTTAGATATTTATAGATCCTATCAATATGCTACGCTTACACAAGGTGTTCCTTTTGTATCATTACCTGGGGCTAATTTAGGGCAATTAGCATTTATAAGATCAGCTCAAATATACGATCAAGCTGACCCAATTAGATATTATCTATATCAAAAAGACATTACATATATGAACGAATACTGGCCTAATCGTGATACGACGGCTCAACCAAAATATTATGCAATGTGGGATCAAGACACAATATATCTTGCGCCTACGCCAAATACTGCATATAATATAGAATTAGCTTTGAATAAGCAAGAAGACGGATTGTCGAGCTCAAACACAACTACGTGGGTGAGTACAAACGCACCGAAAGTTTTACTTTATGCCTGTCTTGTAGAGGCATTTAGGTTTCTTAAAGGTCCAGACAATATGCTTCAATATTATGAACAAGGCTATCAACAAGCATTACAAGGCTTGCAACTTGAACAACAAGGCAGAAGAAGACGAGATGAATACTATGATGGTGTTGTTCGTTTTCCTCTAAATTCGCAACAACCATAAAAGGAGATATAAAATGGCAATATCATCAGCTATATGCAACACCTTTAAAGGAGAACTTTTAGAAGGTAAGCATAACTTTTCGTCTGGTAGTGGTCATACATTCAAAATTGCTTTGTTCACATC